GTTGTTGTATTCTATCTTGACATTACCCATTTTTTATTCTAACACATACTACAATCATTATCTCCTTTTACCATATCATGACAACATGATACAGTAGGCCCCGTTCCCCCTCCAAATAGTCCGTCTGTGTCTCCATTATCATCTACCATAACCGAACACGCACATGGATCTGAGCAAGTTGGAACTCTATCAAAACAATTCGTGTTACTATAATCATCAAAACTAAAATCGTAAAAAGCAAAACAACCAGTACAATTTATTGTTTCTGTTTCTGTTTCTGTTTCTGTAGTAGTAACTGTTGTAGTTATTGTATTTGTTGGTGTAACCGTAACTGTATCTGTTGGTGTAACCGTAACTGTTGCAGTTTTTGTAGCTGTTGGTGTGACTGGAGATTCGTAATCATATATTACACTTTCATCTAATACCGTTGATGAGCATGAAAATTCTCTAACATAAATATTTGTTACTAAATCATTAAAAGATAACTCTCCACATCTATCCAAAACATCCTCTTTATAATATCTTTTGTCTTTTAAATTAAATCTCACCCCTGAACTACAATCTTTAAGACCTATCGTTTCGTAACACTTACCCGCTTGCCAACCCTGTACCCCATCTATAATTTCTTGAGCTACTGTTTTACCAGAGTTAAATGGTATTGAAATTGTTTGTATAACCTCTTCAGTTTTAACTATTCCGCTTTTATCATCTTTACATATCTGAAAACTAACTTCTCCATTAACAACTTCCCCTCTATAAAAATAAGGATGGTTATTATTATATGTTTGAGCGGCTATAATAAATGTTTCACTATTATATAAATTACTATATATAAAAGTTCCAGGTGCAATGTGATATCCAATTAAATTACTACTATCTCCTATGCAAACACCATTTTCCTTTAATAAACAGTTTAAATTTTCATCATAAAAATCTGGAACTGTCACATGAAAAAACTGACAGTTATCACTGTGCGGCGGAGTAAAACTTTGATCTCTTGGTATAGAAAATGTGAAACTGTACCAAGGTTCACCATCTCCACCCCTTATGCAATCTTTAACCTTTGTTGAAAAAGCATAAGATGTGGAGATAATATTTTCAATTAAATTATTCGGCCCCCCACTTTGATCGAAACATCTTTTTCCTGACAATATTGTACCCCCTGGAACTAGTTCGCTAATAGTTTTATTCCAGTTTTCAGGCACGAAAACTTCAACTATTCTATCTGTCGTATCTTGAGCTTCTGGACTTTCGCTGGTCGTTGGTGTTTGCGAGATTTCTGGATAACTAGTTCGAGTAACAACTGGAGCTTCTAGAAATGTAGGAGGCGGCACCTCTTCAGAGATAAAATCTGTTAAAGTTGGCTCTGGGTATTCTAGTTCGTAGTCATCCGCATCTAATTTAAACCCGCTTTCACTCGGAGTTTCAGCGAAGTTATATTCTATAGGCTCATACTCAAAGGTGGTTCTGGTTGGTTCCGTCGGCTCTTCAAAATCTGCCTGGTATGTCCATGGATATCCATTACCTATACTTGAAGTCGGGCAATCTGATACATCTAATATCGACCTGCTGTAGCTTAATCTATTTTCTGTTGGGTCATAAGAATAATTTTCGTCTACTAAAAATTTATTTTCATTACTATTTATAATATCATCTTTTGTACCTTTTGATATTTCTCCAAACAACAAATTTTTGTATTCTAATATACTTATAGCACTTTGTTTCAGAATTCCTAATGTGGTACCACTCCTGCCCTGTAATGTTATTTCTATTGTTGTAACTTTTGGAGAAAACAAGTCTCCCATAACTTGAGCTATTCTAAAGCAATTTATTGAAAACTCATTGAATAAATTAATTCTATTTTGATGGTCTATTTTAATTTCATATTTTTTAACCCTGTCTTTTTGATCTTCTGGTAAATCAAAAACCCCCCTCTCATTACTAAAAGAGTAAGAATAAGATATAGCTCCACTTACATCATTAAATGATAGAGTTTTATTCGTCTCTAGTAACTTGGTTTTTATTTCCGTAGAGGTTGTCGTTGGAGTTGAATAATAATCTAATTTATATCTACTCTCTATCTCTCTCAGTGTTGAGTTTATGCTCTCTACAATAAACTGCAAGCCTTTCTTTGCGTTTTGATTTTTAGTATCAATATCGTCGCCTTGGCCAATAATATCCCCAGACAACCTAACAATCTCAAACCCTTGATTGAATTCAATCGACCTAGATTGCGTTACCTTAAAAGCTGATCCTGAGTAAATTTGATTGTCTGGATCATTTGAATAAGAAACTTCTGCATTTGCTAAGCCCGAATCGAAATCGTATTCAACGCTCAAAGATTCCGAAAAACCAAACAAATCCTCTATCAACTCGGTGGCTGTTGGAGTTGGACATGTTACCACATTTAATTGCTTGTATTCATCAAGTAGATTTTGACCTCTTGACCTGGACCCAGCTAATTCTAGCTGTAAAAAATTTTTTAATTTTGTTTCGGTTTTCTCCCTTAAAATTTTAATTTCTATAGACTCCCTGATAATAACAACCCCATTGCCTTCAAAATTAATAGAAGAGGAAAGTCTCCTTGAGTATTGTTTTGTAGAGTCTGTTTCGTTATACTGTAGATTTTTAGCAACAGAGTATGAGTTATTTATACCGTCAAACGACTCCTCTGAATTTAACCTTTCGTATAAACTTACATCTGAATAATTTTCTCCAAATTGATCATTTATTATTGGGTATTCTGGAGATTCTGAGAAAATAAAATTAACAAATTGCCTCGCCTTCTCTAAAGGCATTTCACTTTTCTTGAACAGTTTAATATTATCAAAAAAAGTATTAATAGTATTATTCGCGATTAAATTTATATTTACATTCTTGTCTACATCTACATTGAATTCTATTTCTCTATGAGAGTATACATCTGGTAGATTTTCTGTTTTGCTTTCGCATTGCACGCTTGCTTGGCCCCATATGGGCGAATCCTGCCCAAGGTATTCTAGCTCTAATATATAATCTCCAGATTCCAGAAAAATTTGATGACTAGCGGTTTCTCCAGCTAAAACTTTAATAGAACCTTTTCCCTTATTGTTTAAGTTTTTTAACTTAGATTTTTGTATCGAGGAGTTACTCCATACGTTTTTTCTGTAAGGTATTAAAGATTTTCTTTTTTTAAACGTGCAGCTTATTTCATGACTTACAGATTTTTGAGATCCAGAAGTTGCAAAATTGAAATTTTCATCAAAAGAATCTAAATACTTCAAATCCTCATTTGTTAAACCTGAAGAATTAAAACTTTCACTACTAGAAGAATTTTTGGATATAAATATTTTATTTAAATCTCCTTCTTCGACAAAAAGCAAAGTTGCTTGAAACTCCGCTGTCTGTATATGTTCTCCAGATATAGCAATACTTTCTACAGTTCCCTCTCCATAGGAAACACTATTAATAAAAATTTCCTGAAGATTATGGGTTATAGATGAGTCTGTTAAATTTAAAGCATTTTCAATTTCAATTAAATCACTATAAGCTTCAATAATATTTTTTACCCCACTATCGTTTCCTAAGTCTAAAAAATTTCCACTTAAAGTAATAGCTTTTTTTTTGTGAAATATGTAATTAGATTCGAAATCAATATTTTGATATGATATTCCTAATATATTTACATTATCAAAATTCATATAAATTTATTATTGAGGTGCGGTTTTGTTTTTTAATTGTATTCTTGGGGCCAAAGCATTTGCCAAGTAATCTAAAATCATTCCATCTTGAAGTAGGTTTTTTAATGTTTGCATCATTACAGGAGTTAACTGCCCCCTTACTACATCAGAATTAAAATCAAATTTTATACCACCAGTCACTTCGTGCTTGATTACTAATTCTCTTAATGTGTCCATTAATGTTTTTGGAAAATCCGCCAATTGATTTATAGATTCAGAAAAAGTGGTTACTGATGCGGCTAGCTCTTTAAAATCTATCCCTTCGCCCCCTCCATTACCATCACCTTCTCCTTCGTTTTCACCATTTCCTTCTTGTAGTTTAATAATCTCTGCTGTTTGGTTTATTATCTCGTCTTTTATTGAGGTTAAGGGGGTCGTTATACTAGCTTCTATATTCGTTATATTAATACCAGCGTCTAATTTATTTGATATCGTTTGACCTAATCTGTCCATTGGGTCTTTCAAGTCTTTAGGGTTTATATTATTTGTTTTATCAGCTATATTTTGTAAATTTTTAGCAAAATTTTGCGTTATTTTTAAATCTTCATCCATTCTGCTTTTCATTTTTTCAAAAATTGGCTTTAGCTTTTCAGCTGATTGTGGGTCAAATTTTTGTAAGTCAGAGAACCAATTATTTGCATTCTCTAAAGCTACTATATAATTAGCCATATCTTCGTTCATTCCTGTAAACATTGTTTCGTTTACGCCAAGCGTGTCAGCTAATTTTCTAAATGCATGAATAGCTTCAGCTCCCATCGCTCCTATCGTGTTATCGCCAGCATTACCAGGCAATCCGTTCCCAAACACACTATTGTTAGATGGTGTTTTGCCCTCTTTTAAATCCCATGTTACAGCGCTAGCAGTCTTTTTCATCTCCTCCATCTTAGTAGCTCCTTCTATACTTAATTCAGAATTATTTTTTCGCTCTTGTGGTCCAAGCAGTGCACCTCCTTGACTAGCCAATCTATTACTAGCTGCTTGAGCCTTGGCCGCCATAGCCTCTAAAGAAATTCTATTCAATTGAGCTATTGTTTCTCGTCCATTTGCTCTTTCTAAATTATACGCGGTTTGAGCTATCAAGTTACCTTTCTCTCCTACCATCTTCAATTTCTCAATTACCCCCTTGGTTTCCGATAAAGTTATATTTCCATCTTTATTTTCTGCAGCAAACTGCTTCATAATGGTTGCTATTTGCTGACTTTCATTTCTAAGCCTTTTCTGCTCTTCGTCTTCAAATTTACCAAGACCTTTCCTGTCAGATTCTTGTCCTAATCCTAACTCTGCTCTTTGTGAGGCTGAGGGGTCAAATAACGAAGTCATATCTGTAAACGAGTCTGCTAAAGTTAATAACTGCTCATTTAATTTGTTCGATTGATTTTCAATTACTGAATTTTTTTGAATTTGGCTTGATCTATCTTCATATCCACGCTCAGAAAGATAACCTCTCGAACTCATAAAATCGTTCGCGCTTATTTTTGCTTGGTATTTAGTGTCTCTTTGAAAGTCTCTTAATGAAGATTCCTGACGATAGTTTGTTTTCATTTCATCAAAAACTTTTTGAGCGTTCTTCATTTGATCGAACTGAGCCTTTACTGCTTTGTATGCATTATTAGAGTTTTTCTCAAGCTCTGATTGTTGACTTACAGACGAAACTGAAGTTTGAGCAAGTGTATTAGCTCTCTCAGATTCTTCATTAGCTGCTACTCTTAAAGCATTTTTTAATACTTTTGAGTTAACCATTTCGTTCATTAAACTTTTTGTACTTGCTTCATCTTCTCCACTATACGCTTTTATAGTCTGAGATCTTTGAATTGATCTTACATCATCTTGATCTTTAAACTCTGCTAGCGGATCTGAAATTTGGTTGCTTGTTAAATGCTCAAGCTCTCTTTGGGTTTTTTCAGCTATATTTAAGTTTTTTACAACTTCTGCAGCTGCTTTAATTGACATATCTGTATTCATCCCCTTTTTAATCTCTTCTTGAGACTTTCCGATTAATCCGCTGGTTATATTTATTGTTTTACCTAAATTTTCAATTTCTTTGTCTAATAAATTTATTTTATCAGTAACATCTATATCCCACTCTGCGATTTCTTTAACTTTATCTCCAATAGCACCGAATTGAAAATCTGAATTCTGCATGTTTCTTATTTCTCTCTTTAAAGATTCTGAGTCAATAATTCCTTTCGACTCATTTTCAGCTTGTTGAATTAATAAATCTCTAAGTTTTTGTGTGCTACTTAAATCGCTTTTTAAATTATTTGTGGTTCTCGATCCACTCAATCTAGATGCAACCCTTGCTTCTTCTTCCATTTTAATTCTATTCTTCATATCTCCTAATAGTTTTTTTGTGATACTATCAGCTCTTTCTTTCCCAGTCCCATCGTCTGTATTAAAAGCATCCCTATCGCTATTATTCGACACAACCTGATTTCCCGCCTCAGATGCTCTCTTCCACATACCTCTAAAATCGAGATTGAACCAATCTTTACTCGCGGACCAAAGCCTAGCTCCAGTCTGAGCTACTACTTCTTGAGCTTTATCTACTAGACCTAAATTATCTCCAGAACTTTTTTCTGTTGGCAAATCTTCAGCAATTCCGATGAGACCCTGTAACGTGTTCGCTCTTTTTCCTAGATTATCCATTTCTTTATTTAGAGCTTGTAATTTTTCTTCAGCAGTTTTTGATGAATTTTGTAAGTCTCCAAGCCTCTTTATCAATTCTGGATCACTTGCGTTACTCATAGCCTCATAAATCATATCTTGAGCTCTGGCAACCCCTTCAAAATCTCCTTTTTTCAAAGCTTCGTTTAATCCAACTACTCCACTTGCATAATTTTGAATAGCTTGAGAATCTTGCAATGTTTTATCTAATTTTTCTTTTTGTTTTATTATTTTTTCAAATGCTTCTACTTGAAGATCTCTTTCTGACATTCTTGACAGTCCCGCTAATGCACCACCAGCCGCACCAGCAAGCATGCCCCGCTTACCTAGAAGAGCTCCCATTGATCCATATTCTAGAGCATCTGTTAGTACACCTGTTGATCCAGGCAATTGTCCCTCACCTCTACCATTCTTCAACATTTCTGCCATCATCGGACCGCCAAACATGAAACCCATTTCCATTGCACCCATTTCTCCCATTCCTCCCATGGTTTTTGACCCTTGTTTTTTAACAAACTTACCTGTGCTTTTAAGAGCTTTTACTAGTGGGTCAATTCCAAACGCAAGCGCAGTAGCTAAACCGCTTACCAATGGCTTTAGTAAAGGTAAAAACGGGACAGCGAAATTTGGTGTCGTTCCATGAGTTTTAGGGTCTATACCCATTCTCTTTGCTCTCGATATGCCTTGGTCAACACCCAAGGGCTCATCTATCTTATTCGTGACAGCCAAACCTTCTGGATTCATCGAGCTTTTTAGTTTAGCACTCTGCTCCACTCTTATAGCGCTAGAAGAAATACCTCTAGCACTTAAAGCTCCTTTTTCTCTAGATAAGGCATCCATTAAAGGGTTTGAATAATTTGGCACATAACCCCCTACAAAATTCATCGTTCTAGCGTTAGATCTAGCATCGTCCTTTAGATACTCAGGCTGCTGATTTTTCTTAAAACCAGACATTCTTTTGTTATAAAACTTCACAACTCTTGATTGAATATCTGGATCTAAAGATCTAAAAAAATCTGAGTTTATATATTGTTTTATATTTCCCAGTGATTCTTCCTGCCTTCTTCTAGAAAATGAAAACAAATTATCTCTGCCAGGAGATCTCAATGGTGAGCTTGTTATAGACCCCGCTTTTGATTGAGCAACATGTTTGTTAAATCTACCAACACTTCCGCTGAATCTTGCAAATTGCTTGCTACTCATCCAAGGTTTACTTGAATAGTTTGGTAAATAACCCTTGGACATATTTCCACGTCTTCCCCTCCTTCCATATTTTTTCATTAATGACATCATTTTTGGGCTCATTCTAGCAGATTTAACTCCAGCGCTTTTTTGAATATATTTCTTATCTATAGCTTGTTTTTCTTTTCTAAGCCCTTGTATTTGTTGTTCTATATTTAATACATCCAGATTTCCTCCTTCTGCCTTGCCAGATAAAACAGATATTAATTTTTCGTTTGCCGCTCTAATTCTTTGATTGACATCTTTTGCTAATTTATTATATTCTAAATAGTCTTTTTTACGAAAATCATATGTTACATTGCCTATTTTGGAGCTGTATCGTTTATAATCATTTTCATACATGCTTTTCAATTTATCTCCAGATTTAATACCCCCAAAGGATCCTGCTCCAAACATAAGCGAAGACATTAACGCTGCTGTTCCAGGGTCATCCCCCATTCCTTCGTGAGCATTAGCGGCGAACAAACCAGCTAAAGCTGTACCACCCACTAGCCCACTCATACCCCTAAAGTCTGCAAATTTTGAAAAGCTAGGTATGTACCCTTTCGATAAATTCTTCCTAGATTTTAAAGCTACCCTTCCCTGCTCTCTCCTTTGTTTTCCTGTGATTTCCTGTTTAATTTCTGGCAAACTTAGTAGTTTTTTATTAAAATCTGCTTTAGTTCCTGGGGTTAGTCCAATTTTTGCATCCGCAAAGGGACTATAATACCCAAATAAATTCTTTAACGAGTTATCAGGAAACCCCTGAATATCAAACGTTGCATTATTTTTAGTAAACAATGAGTTTTTACCAAGTGATTGCACGGCTGTTTCAAAAATTGATCCAGCTGCAGAACCTATACTGCCAGCATTTGCAACCTTAGTGGGCATAGGTGTATTTGCTGCGAATTTTCCAGTTCCAGCCATTTTCATTGCTGTTAAATGAGCTTGGTCTAGCATAAACTTTTCAGCTTTATTTCTTAACGCCGTCTCTTGATTACCTATTCTCTTATCCTTGATTCCTTCTACTCTATATTTCAGTCTGACTTTATTTTCTCCTGATTGAGTTGTTGTATCTACTTTTTGCCTGAAATTTTTTGTAGCAACAAGCATTGTCGCCTGCCTTGAGGCATCAATGGTTTTCAATTGATTTTTTGCTTTTTTTGCTTGTTGCTCTTTTTGAGCTATTACCTCTTTACTATTAGTAGCTTTAAATGCTTTAATTGCAGATTGCTCATCTGGAGTAAATTGATTTAAATAAAGTTTTTCTCCAGTTTTTTTATTATTAATATGGTTTCCACCTTTTAGTCTATTTATTTGTTGGGTTGTTATAGCGCCACGACTTGTTAATAATGAGCCGCCAAAGTTTGGAATAAAACCTCTGGAAAGAGTTTTTATATTTATTTTTCCACCTCTTTTGTAATGCTTTCTTAGTTTTAAAAGCTGGTCTGGATCATAACCCATTCTCATTAGCATTTTATAATCCCCCGACAGCCCTTTCTTGAAATAGTTTTCCAACCACATCTTCTGAAATTCTCCACCCATGCCTTTTTTAACCGTTTCAATGTTTAATTTTTTAAAAGCTGGTGTATTAAATTTAATATTTTTATTAGCTGGATCAGCTAAAACATCTTTTATTTTTTGATATCTATTTCTACGATCAACAAAGTTAGGAACATAACCACTTGAGGCATTAAGGAAGCCAAATTGCCCTTGCCCAGCATCTTGATTTTTTTGGATGGTATATTCCCCGTCTTTCTTAAATGCGGAATTCCTAACTTTTGTATCTTTTGGAACTAGCATGTTTAACCCACCCCTGAACATAGCAGCTGCACCTTGTGTTAAGTTAATATTCTGAAAATTACCATCTTTTATCCCAATTACTTTACGTCCAGATTTTTTTTGCAGATTTATTAAATTATCTAAAAACGACGAAGCGCCCTTTTTAAGGACTGCGGTAATATTTTGTTCGTTTTTGGTTTTTTGCTCGTACTTTTTAAATCTTTTTTGACCTCTTGAGTTTATAGACTCAACACTTATATCAAAAGGATCATTTCCTTGTATGAATGACGCTTTCTGATTACCAGGTCTGCCAGATAAATAGAACCTACCTTTACTTTCTCCGACTAACCCTTTTGATTTAGTCACCAAACTTCCAAACAGGTTTCTCATTTTTGCTGGCTGTTTGCCAGAATATGCTGGTTGATTAGCTATATTCTCTGCACTTGTAAAAATTCCTCGGTAAACTCCATTGTTTATCAAACCTTTATATCTTCTCTCTAAAAATTTTTTATAATCTTGATTGATCGTGTACTTTACTCGTCCATCTTTTTGACTGGGGTCTCTCTGGATTAATTTATCTTTTATTGAAGCCGCCTTTTTTTCAAAATACGAATTATTTTGCGGCATTCTTTCTACTTTTACTTTCCCAGTAAACTTATCACTCAAGTCTGCGTATTTACTTATTTTTGATGTTGCTCCCGTATTACTACTTGCACCAAGCTGTCTAGCGGTATAGCTAATTGTTTTACCATGCCCAAATCCACCTCCTGAAAAGTTTGGTATTATTCCAGAGGCTGCATTTACTTTTTGAGCACCATTTGGAAGCCCATATGCTTTTGCCATATTTCGATTAAAAACAGCATCAGCTCCCGACCCCTCATAGTTTCTAACTATCCATTCTCCAGTATTTACCACAACGTCTTCAGTTCTCCCAGGGGTCGTTTTTATTTTTGTTGAAACTGGCGAGTCAGTTTTCCTGGCTCCCCCTACCCCTTTATGTATGTCCCTTGATTCTTTAGCGAAAGCTGGCAAAAAGCCACTGGCCATTCCAAGTGTTTTCTTCCCTTTATTTCTAGCGGGCCTTTTACCCATAGGCACAAAACCAGCGTCAGAAGCTCCAATACCCGCTAGTCTTGATCCAGCCGCAATTCTATTAATTAATGCTTCTTGTTTTAAGCGCTCTGCGGTTTCTTGTTTTATAATGTTTAAAATTATTTGCTCTTGTTTTGCTGTATTGCTTCCCGCCGCAAGTATTTTTTGATAAATTCCAGCATTTGAACTTAATATTTGCCCAATTGCGGCTTGTAAGGATTGCTGCCTTTTAGTTTCTGAATTTAACCCTAGTATATCCGCAAAGGCTTCTTTTGCGAACTTTGTTACCAGCCCAAATATTTTTATAAAAGCAGCTCCTAAAATAACTAACCCTGGTCCAGTTAAAAAACTACCAATACCTCTGATTAGATTTTTAGCTACATCAGACCCGCCCTCTTCAGAAAAAATAGAATTTAGTTTTTGAGCTAAATTATCTAGAAATTTTAGAATTTCTTTAAAGTTTCCTGATAGGGCTAAGTCTCCAATTGAAGCTGCTAGCTCTTGAGAGCTTAGCGTTGTTTGTTTAAACAAAGCATCCAAAGTTGTATTTAACTGTTCATTTCTTTGTATAGCTTCGTTTGTTGTATTATTCGCAACACCAAGAGCTTTATTGTATATAGAGAACCCACTATTTAAATCTTGTAATAATGCTTGTAAATTTTGAATTTGGTAAACCCCCGCTAATTGCTCGGATGTATAAGCTTTCTGACTATCTGATAAAGTTTTATATACATTTGCATAATCTAATATTATGTCCATTCCACTACGAAAAGATCCATCTAAATTTTTTGTTGCTACCCCAATTTCTTCCAAAGCTTCTCTAACACCACTCCTTTTAATTCTTGTAAATATACTCTTAAATCCATTTCCTATTACAGACCCCCCTCTAGCTGTTCTTTGTTGAACAGCGGTTATCACCGCCGATAATTCGTTAAATGAAACTCCAGATGACTGAGCAACAGCTCCTGCTCTAGATATCGCTTCAGCTAAATCAGCTGATGACACAGCAAAGGCGGCATCAACATTCGCCATTCTATTAACAATTTGCTCGTGGGTTATACCCTCTTTATTAAACGAGTTTATTGCCGCTGTTAAAGTTTCTGTTGACTTTACAGCGTCTAATCCTGACAACCTACTTAACACTAATGCTGAGTTTACTCTTGCTAAAGTTTCTTCAGCGCTTAAACCTTGCCTAGCTAGTTCTGTAGCCGATTCAGCGACATCTTTCAGAGATGTTGCTGTGTTTCTAGCTACATCAAATAATCCATCTCCAAACTTTCTCATTGCTTGGTCAGAAACTTCCATTACAACTTGAATATCTTTTAGGGATTTCTCAACTTGAGCGGTTGCTAATACCATACCCTTAAAAGCATCGGATATTCCATTAATTACTCCAACAGCCGCTCCGAAAGCAAAAACACGAGCTGCAGAAGCGTCCATAGATTTCTGAAACTCACTAGCAGCATTTGTTATTTTACCTAACGGTTGAACCATCCCCTTGGGGTTCAACTGAGGTGTCATTTGCATCCTATTTACAGCAGCCTGAGCTGCTCTAGCATCTCTAATAATACTTTCCTTAAATCCAGTCGAACTGGTTGGTATTTGTATAACACTCATTTTCCTTTTACCTTAACTTTAAGTACACTATTTTTTATGCATTTTCATAAAGTCCTCCATGGTTAATTCCCCTCCTTTTTCTTCGGCTATTTTGTGAATATCTCTACCCTTAGGTTTTTCAACACCAAGATCCTTCATCTCTTCGTTTGATAATTTTGCAAATGAAAACCCATCTGATTCTTGAGATTTTTTAATTATCTTTTCGGCTTTATCCTTTTTCGCATCTGTTTCTTCTATGAAGTTAATGATTTTTTCTGCATCGTCTTGTATATCTTTCGGAATTTCTCTATTCTCAAAAATAGCCCGAAACATTTTAGAGTAATTTAATAAATTAGTTTGGTAAAAACTTAGTTGCAAGACTGGCTTGTTAAAAAAATTAGACAAATCTTTATCGAAAATCGATGCTAAATTTTTAAAAGAACTTAAAAGAGCGGTCTGCATAATATTTTTATCCGATAGCTTTTCTATAGCTTGTGTATACAAATTAAAAAAATTATTTAATTCAAAATAATCTAAATCCTGAAACTCTTCTTCTGTCCATAGATTTTCTTCTAATTTTGCATCTTTAAATGTGCACAGTCTTAACACTTCTTCATTGCTTTTTTTTTCAGCGTAGTGTTCAGCTGTAACACGTAAAAAAGATTTTTTTAACTCTAAAGATTTTTTAAATTCAGGTTCAATTTCTTTTAATCTTTTTGATATAGACTCTTTTTCAAATCCTCTAAATACTTTTTGTAAAGTCTGCTTTAGATTTTTTACTTCTAACTCTTGGTTAGATAATTTTTCTTCATCTTTTTCTGTCCATTGACCTGTCTCTTTTAAACTTTCAAACAAATCTTCCTCTTTAGGAATTTGTTTTCTTATAGCATTAGAATAATAATCTTCATAAAGATTGTTAATAATATTAAATTCTTTTAATGTTAAATGTTTTACATAAATTTTTTTAGAATTTATTTCTGAAACAGAGAAGCCGTCGCATATTTCTTGAAATATCAAAGATATTTCTCTATTATTCACTTCCTTTTTCTTCTTCTGAATTTTCTTCTAAATTTTCCTCTGAAGATTCATCTTCCTTGAGGGTGCTTTTCATTTCTTCGAAGATTGCCTCTATACTTTCAGAGTCTTGATTTCCACTAACATACCATATTGTAATTATAGATGAAATTTTATCAATACTCTTTTGATACAAGTCGTCTTCTGAGTCTTCCTTATCTTGATAGGATTCATATTTTGATTCAAAATCATCTCCATCAAACATTTTTTCAAAAGGTCTATCCTCGCCTTCGCCTTCTTGGAAATAACTTAAATTTAAAATATACCACATTATAGCTCGATTTCTAGCTTTTACATCTGCAGTATGATCAAACAAGGAGTTTTGAAGCATTTCGTACTCAGTTAACTCTTTTTTTAAGAAAGATAAGTCTCTGATTGACTCGTTTAATTTTTCTCGTTGCCTATTAGATAAACTATTATTTTCTCCGAATATTGAAAACTGCTGAACTTCCAACTGCTTTTGATGCATTTTGTATAATAATTCAGCATATATCTTTTGTTCCTTTTCAGACCATATACCTCCTTGATTTCCGTATTGTTTAGCTAGCATCGCTTTTGTAAGTAATCCCATTTTAATAAACTTATTCAACTCCAAACTATAAAACATATCTCCTTCTTCAAGTTCAGTCCTGTTTGGCTTCTTAATAATTATCCTATAAGGAACTTCTTTGTCCACCTTAACTTTCTCTATAGAAGTTACCACTTCCGCTTTTCCAGTTTCTTTATTTTTGCGTTTTGTTTTCTTTTCTATTTCTTCTTCAATTTCTCTATTTAAATTTAAAGAGAAGGAATAGAGTATATTTTTTTCATTTATTTTCATAACCTTTTACCTGTATTTATAATTAAATTGATTTATATCTTTTTCGTAAATTTTTGCTACTTTTTCAATTTGTTCAGTTTTAGTATAATATTCTGAGTAATGCTTTCTTACTCCGCTTGAATTCCATTTTTTATCAATAGGAAAATCTGGTAATTCTAATTTTAACTTAATGTGGTCCATATACACATCAAGCTCTTCATACTTAAATATATCTTGTACCAATCGTTTTCCTTGTTCGTCGTACAAATGATCATACTGGGGCATGGTATGCCAATAAGCATCTGTAAAGCTTTTATCAAACGGCAGAGTGTCGATAAACTTTTCAAAACTTATTATGCTTGTCACCCTGTTTTTCCAAGCTGAAACTAATCTATCCCAAGGGTTTCTTACAAAAGCAAATTTATAAAAATCATCCCAAGTGTTATGGTCGATTTTTTTTACCATTTCAAGTTCTGATGAATTAATGTTTTTTGCAAAGTATGGGATAGCTTTACCCCGCGCTCTCTCTAAATCATTATGAGCTGCAATTTGTTTCATGTTTTCCCGCACTCTAATGCAGCATCCTTTCGAGTATTTATAATCAGGACTTGTTGTGTCACAAGGTCCGTCTATTGGGGAGTACCTAAATGTATGCCACCCACACCGACCGAAAAATACAGTTAGGGATGTTCCTGCATTTTTAGGAACATGAAAAAAAATTGATTTTTTTTTAAAACAAATTTTAGCCATAACTTTATTATAAAGTTATTTTTTTGTTTTTATATCAAAATTTTCCATATAGGAAATTAACTCTCTTTTTACATCGTTGCCAGAATCTAATATTTTTTTTCTTAAGAAGTTAAATTGAGCACGATCTAAGTATTCTGCTTGGCTTAATAGTTCTTTTTTTTCAGGTATAGAATTTTTAAGTTTACTAAATTGTATGTCATGCTCTTGCTGTAGGCCTTCTATGAGATTTAAACAATTTTTATAAACCGTCGTGATTGACCTGACCACTTGAAACTCTAAGAGTTCTTTATCTTTATTCATGTATATTTTCCTTTTACCTTTTTGTGTATTTACACAAAAAAACCCCAGGCGTGAAACCTGAGGTTTTTTTTTAATATAATTCTTATATTAAGGAGTTGGAGTTGTAGGAACTCCATCATTCGCTCCAACTTTATTCTTAGCTTCTGTAATTAAGAAAATTCCGTTTTCACTATCGTTGGCTCCTCCAACTTGAGAGGAGAAAGTAAGATCGACAGTTTTATTGTCCCCGATAGATGCTGAAAAAGCCTGGGTGTCAAGAATAGCATTTCTCATAATGAATACCATTGCATTAGCTGCTCCACATCTTGTGTTTAGTACGATTGCAATATCTCTACCCTTTTCTGAGCCGCACAACAATTCATCTAAGCTTCCATCTGAAAACTCGGTCATCAATGCGGAAACACTCAATGTCATATTTAAAGGAAAATCAACCTTTCTGGAAAATGGATACAAGCTACCAAGTCTATTCAATGGGCTTCGAGACACTGGTATATCTAGGGAAATATTTTGTACGTGAATAGAGCTTTTTGTTTTTGTTTCATTCACACCTGGCAGGATGGCTCCTCCAGTCTGTAGTTTTCCAGCTTCGGTGGCGCCTAAATACCCTTTAGCATCAAAATCTATAGAAATATCTCCAGGCCTGATAGCAAAAACTTCTTGTCCGTCAACCGTAATATTTCCATCTGTAGACGCTACACCTGCAAAATCAACCTTATTGTCTAGCCTACCTCCCGTAGTTGATTCAATGTCAATTGAGGGGTTTTGCAACTGGCTAGTAAGATCATTCTTAAAAACAATGTTGGACGCTTCTACAGATACACTTGCTGTAGCTAGTTCTCCAACAGCGGCTGAAATTCCATAACTTGTCACAAAGCCATTACCAACTGCGATTACTCCATTAGTTGTTTTTGCTACTGATGCTGCTCCTCCAGGTAATGGCAATGATTGACCATGCACATCTTCTCCTTCTGGCACAGTAACGATGTAGTAATTTAATTCATCGTTGTTTGCGTCTCCAGTCAATAAATCTTTAGTCATTGGTGTAGCGTTAGACAAAGTAAACTGCCCAGCTGCATTACTGTTAAAACCTAACAAATCCTCTTGAGTACCATCTGTTAAATAGTAAGAAAAATCTAAAGAAACCGTGGGTGGTTCTGTGACTTCTCTAGATAATGCAGCTAGTTGTCCAAATTCATTTACATCAGTACGAGTTACTTCTAAATTGTAACTCATATCTTGCACTCTGTTAATTTCTTTTATGTCGTTTGAGTCAATAAGTTGACCAGAACCACTGGCGGCACCTGTTCCTTCTAGTTTACTTACATATAACGATTCGCTTTGATATAATACTCTGTCTGTTGCCATAATTTATAAAATTTAAGTTATAAACTTATATACAGTAAAAACCAATGAATGTGAAATTATTTTTACCTACTAAAAATAGCTCTTGGGATTCTTGGCATGGATAACGCAAAGTCTAAAAACCCGATTTTATAATCTTTTGAGGAGGTGATTTTTTCTCTAGATCTATCTGTTAATTTTGAAGATCTTGATTCGTCTATAAATATTGACTTTGAGCTGTTTCTTGATAAATCTATATATTTATAAGGATGATTTTTTATATGAGAAAACTCTCCATAAGGAAAATCTTCATAATTAATCAAAGGAAAACTGGTTCGCGCAGAGTCTCTAAATATAGACAACACGCCATCTAATGTATAATTTGAATCAGCAACGACCACCGCCCTCATGTAAAATTTCGTACAATCCATACCTCCCATAGCAAAAGGCACATTTTCTGAATTCTCTAATGTTATAAACATTGCTGGTACAGTATAAATCTTCTCAGAGAACCCGCCGTTCGTTTGTAGATATGTTTGATTTGTAGGAGAAATAATAAAATCGCTATTTAGTATTACGCTTTCTTCTGTATCGTCTGTTATATATAAATTTACTGTTTTGTATGCAAATTCGCCTGTTATATTCAATGTTGTGCTGGCTCCAAACCTTGCATCTTTGGTGTCTACCAGGACCCTACCACTGTTGTAGTCAATATATATCCCGTCTTTATCATTTATATTTGCTCCTTCGATATTAACAAAATCATTGACATTAAACTTATCTGAAGAAGAAACAAATTGTCTATAAGGGCTATAATAACCATTGTAATCAGCGGGAACGTCTAGTGAGTCTACATATTTAAATGTATGATTTACTGCAGATTCATAAGCTTCTGCAAAATAAACCAACCTATCTTCACACCAAAGATAAAAACTAGACAATAATTCATGATCAAAAGAGGTCTTCATTTTATAAAATTTAAAATATTTTTCTTGAAATTGTTAATTATTGATGATAAATATTTCGTATTTCTAAATTGCCCACCTCTTATTTTATTTTCAGCTTGAATACCTTGTGAAGATCTACTGCTAGAGCTTGGTTTGTTTATATAATTTCCTAAACCAGAAATACCTCTTTCAATTCCTTCTGCCCAGCTCCTACCTTCTTGCCATGGCATCGGAGAATTTTTAAACAGCTCTTCCTTGTCTGGCACTTCAACTTCAAACTTTAGTGTTATAGATTTCTGGCTTGCTGGTACAGATCTAATCGCCAGAGTCTTTTTAATTATTTTTCTAAGTGGATCGATAGGCTTCATTCCACTTTCAAAACCTATGAAAGAAAACAAATTGCCATAACCACCCAATGTCCCACTTTGATTTGACCCGTTTGGCCCTGATTCTATTTCTTTAGTCACTGGATGGCTTTCAAATTCCTGCATCATTTCTCTTTGGGCTTTTTGAACGCTTTGAATTAAAGATTTCTCAATTTTTTTTCCAACTATAGGTCCAACTTGTTGATTTTCAATATTATTCAAAGCTGTTTTGTTAATTTTTACATTCATTTTACCCTCTTCTTTTTAGTAATAAATTATAGTATTTCACACTAAACATTCCAGATTTAGCAGCATCAGAATTAACATTAAATAATTCTCCATCAACTTCTATATCACTAGCTTGTCTAATAAGATTATAACCCTCTTCGTTTACTTTTATCCTTATATGATCTGAAGGTATATCTATACCTAATATTTCATTTTCTGAATTTTGCCTCAAAAACTCGAAATTTCCTGCATATGCTATTCTAGCTTTAAGCTTGATTACTTCTACTACTTTATCTGATCCAGCCTGATTCTTTATTCTTGAGTATAAAGCGTTATATGTAGAATCGGTTGCTATAAAAATTTTTTTCTCTTTCTTGAAAATAGTTATCTCTCTAGCAAAAGTATCATGGATATCATCAAATATTTTATCATATTTAATTTTATCATTGCTAGGTATTAAATCTGACATTTTTCATCAAGGGTTTGAGACGTCACAATCTCCAGAGTTTCCAGACCATTGTATGTCGCAACTAAAACATGTTGTATCCTGAGAGCACGCACAACATTGATTGCAATCATCTGCGATAACCACGGTATCATTTAGTTTTTTAACAAAATTTTTATTAAATTGTGTTTCATTTAAAAATTTATCTCCAGTTCCTCCGCAGCCTGTATTGTCATCAATAAAGAAACTACAATTTTTAGCTTGAGACCCTCCTACTTTGCGATAACATCTTCCCACATCTACGAAAACTTCAGGAGGGATTTGTCCAGGCCTGAAAGCAATATGCACATTTCCAATGTCTAGAGCTCCACTGCAAACTAATCTGTCAATACATCTTGACGGATCAATGTCTCCTTCTTGACAAGGGGTATACTCTACACAAAATCCATAACCACATGGATTAATGGTTTCGGTGGGAGTAGAATCTGTGCTAAAAAATTGATCTGCTGGATCTGTGCCAGAGTTTACATCTCCATACCTCTTTTTAATAAAAATTGTTTGATCATCAAGATTTCCCTCGAATTTTACCGTGGCTAAAGAAAATTCTTTTGCTGGGTCTGTATTTCCTACTTTAATGTTTACTGTTTTAAGGTCTACTGATTTTGATACCCCCCCAATACAAACAGAGGAATCTTGCATTAGATTTGATATATTTTGAATTAATATTTCTTCTCCAGTTCTTCTATCGCTTTCTACTATATCACTAGTGTTAACGATTTCTATTAAATTTTTTACCTCCCCACAACATTCATCAAAGGTTGAAGTATGGGTTATTGTTTGAGTTATCGTTGTAGTTTCCGTTACCGTATCTGTAGCTGTTGGTGTGATTGTAGCTGTTTCAGTAACTGTAGTGGTTGGTGTGATTGTAGCCGTTTCAGTAACTGTAGCTGTTGGTGTGATTGTAGCCGTTTCAGTAACTGTAGTGGTTGGTGTGATTGTAGCCGTTTCAGTAACTGTAGTGGTTGGTGTGATTGTAGCCGTTTCAGTAACTGTAGTGGTTGGTGTGATTGTAGCCGTTTCAGTAACTGTAGTGGTTGGTGTGATCGTAATCGTTTCAGTAACTGTAGTGGTTGGTGTGATCGTAATCGTTTCAGTAACTGTAGTGGTTGGTGTGATTCTATAAGTTACTGTCGTGGTTACCTCTGGGGGGCACGAGTTTATTTGCTCATTACAACCATTTGGTTTTTGGCTACAATCAGAATCTCCTGTATACCTAGCAACAACTTGCCTGGGTAAAGCTTTATGCAAATTATAATACTGAACCATCTCCTGAAGCTTTATGTTGGCATCTTGAGAAATGCCTTTAAATGCTTGAGCAGCTTGTATTTTTTGCTGAGGTGTGGATATTAAAGATTGCCTTTTTATTGAAGAATCTCCTTCTCGTAATTCCACCCAATCCGTCATAAAGACAGTAGGTTCTCCAGATGTAGTTTCCGTATAACTCGAACTCACATTTTTTAAAGAGTTGTGAGCTTGTCTCTTATAGTATTCCTTTAAGTACAACTGTATGAAGATAGCTATCTCTTCTGGATTTATCTGCGGGCAAATATGCTCGCTATGAGTCACTCTATATCCAGAATGAATAAGAATATTGAGCTGCCCAATATTCGTTTCTAACCAAGCTTCAATTCTTGATATAAAATTGGCTACGGATTTTTCGTAATTGCTATCTGTTTCGTCGAATTGATCGTAAAACTCAGAATCAAATATTTTTTTTGCAATTACAGATATTTGACTATTATTGCACTCTGACATATCTTATCCGCATGGTATAGTCAGATTTAACCGTTTACATTAAAAAGTTTTTTTTGATCTTCGCTTAAATTATTGTAATCGACAATTGGCTTGGAGGTCGAAAATAATCGACCCTTACCACCTCTTTCGTATTTTTCAAATTCTTTCCTTAACTTTTTTCTTAATATACTTTTGTTTCCAGAGGGGAAAATACCTGCGGCTACCGCCATGCTTTGCATGTCTATAAGATTCATTGCAGCCATTTTTCGTTCAAATTCTTCCTTAGTTTTAATTTTAAATGGACTATGCAAGGATCCTCTCATGAGATCTTCCAAATCTCTTACTTTTTCGACATCACTTCTTTCTTGAATTTTACCGTCTACAAAATTTTCAATTTTTTTTGTTTCTTTCTTTTGGGTTTTTGAGCTCATAGATATATTGTATGGTTACACTTTTATATTAATTCTGGGAATAAAAAAATCCACCGAGTAGGTGGATTTTTTTAATTTGGTTATGGTTTGTTTTGTAAAATTATTACACTACAATACCAGTGAGAGCACGTGAATCAAGAACCATTCTTCCTTCTTCAATCGAGCCATAATAACCAATCTTTTGTTGACGGACTGTGTATTGATCATCAGCTGCCAATCTCAATTCTGCTCCTGTCTCTGAGTCTGTCGCTACAGCTCTCATCAAAGACTCTCTGGATCTGTCGATACCAATAATGATCTCGTCTCCAGTAGTAGCATCTTTATTAAACTTTCCGCTGTGTCCGAATTTACTTGAGGTGTCGTAAGTTGCGAATACATCATTGAATCTCTGGCCCTTACCAAGTTCATGAATCTCGGTGAAGTTGATGCCGTAAAGCTCAGAGGTTCCTGCATTTTGATACAATGCATTACGCATTTGCTCGGTTGCGGGGATAACGCCTCCAGCAGAATCATTGCTTACAGTAACAGCAGCGCCGCCACCTACAGTAGCAGCTGTTCCATCAATCGTACCAGTAAGATTATTTCCAGCAAGACCACGTGTATTGATTGGGTTGTAAGCCATTGCTCGAATTTCACCCATGATTTCAGGAGAGATCAATAGGTCAGTCACACCACGGTTAGCAGTAACAGGAGTTCCTTTATTCCAAGCTGTATTGATACGCTTAGCATGTGTAATCAAACGATTAACATCATCAATAAGAAATCGATTCTCAACACCAGATTTAATAACATGGTCCTTACCATTAGTCTGTGCAGCTGCAAGTACTCCAAGCACAAGGTTAGCAGAAGTTGTTTCTTGCTTGAGCATGAGCTCTTGAGCCAATCTAGAGAATGTTTTACTCACAACATCAAGTCGTGAGCGAGCGGCATATCGACGATCAAAATCCAAAGCTGTTTCCAGTCGGTAAGTAGTAAACTTAAGTTCACTATGCGTTGGAATCACAGTGTTGGAAGGAAGACCTCCTGCTACATTTTGTACATATACATTCAAGTAGTCTTCATCGGTGATGTCATGATAAAGATCTAATGGAATAGAGGGGTTATCATCTTCATTAAAAGAAAAGCTTGTGAACATATTACTCAGCGTAGGGGCATTGTTAATTACTTCAGCGAGTACTGGAGCAATAAACTCTGCGGCGGCAGCTTGTGCTTCATGCGCAACATTGCGATTCTTCGAAGCCATAGCCTTAATGAGCTCGACTTGTTCTTGTGTTCGTTTTAAGGTAATGTTCATAATTTTAAATTCCTTTCTTATCCAATTTGTACTAAGGCAACATCTTTGCCAGCATTTCTTCCTGTGGCAACAACTGTAGCAACAACAACTTTTCCGTTGTCCAGGGTAAGTTTTCCATTACCTGATACCTTCAGCTTGGAACCTGGGACGATTCCGCCAGACTGGATCCCACTAGCATGCCAAATACCAACAGCTTCGGTTGTTGCTTTACCCACTGTAAGTGTAAAGAATCCTTTAGTAGCTACAGGCACTGCTTCTCCAGGAAGCACACATTGAAGCTCGTCTTTCTTTACTGGATAGTCCAACAGCTTGGTTGAATTTTCGTCCCATGCGAGAGTTGGCCTGATAGTGATACCGAGAGCTTCTGCTTCATCAGTTGCTAGATTTAGTTTACCTTGAGTTTCTGGGTAAAAACTTCCCTCAGTCAACGCAAAACCCTGGTTACCCGAACCAATGGCTCCTAAATACGGATCGTTCGTTCTAGCTGGTTGCTCACCTCCGAATTTTCCAATGTCGGCTGCCCTAACAGATACTGCAGTACCAGACCAGTTGGCTCCAGTTGAATAGGCTGTTCCGCCAGGAACTAGGTTTATATACTTAGCGGTTTTCTCAGCATTAGTAATAGCAAGGGAAAAAAGATTAATAACATCTTTTTCGTCATATTGTCTAAATGGTAATAGTTTATGCATTTTTCGTTTTTGTTAAAATTTAATTGTTACAGTTTCTTTAGCAAATGCATTTGCAAACTTTTCCCTAAAGGATAGTTCTGCAACCGCAGATTCTAAATTATTATTTGTTGAAACCTCGCTCTGTTCTTCTTGAGTATTAGCAAGAGCTTCTTCAACTACAGAAGCATCCTCAATAACCTCTTCCTTAGAGATTGTTTTTTCTTGAATGCGTTTTGCAATTTCAGCTTCAACTTTCTCATTGAAAAGTTTTTCTTGTTCAGCGATGTGCTCTTTATTCTTATGAGCCCACATGACTTTCAACTTGTCTTGATATTCGTCAAAATCAGAACCTTCAACAGAAAGACCTTGAACTTCTTTAGCTAGCATTGTTTTGTCATCTGCAGATAATTCGTATGTTGATTCGATTAGTTCCATTCTTGAATTAAAAGCTTCTTCTTTTTGTTTAGCTTCGATTTGTTGAGCCAACTCTTGCACTTTTTCTTCGGAAGCTGTCAGCTGACTTTTTAAAGACTCAATGTCTTCTTTCATTTTTGCCTCAACAGCAGCAAGCTCCTCTTTTTGGGAGTTGATATCAGAAAGTTCTTTTTCATACTGTTCGCTTTTGGATTTGATAGCATCTCCAATCACGCGTCCGATATTAGCAACTGCTTCTTGAGAGAAATTATGCTCTGGCATTTTTTCCTCTAAGAGAGACTTAAATTGTTCAATAAGTTCTTGATTTTGCATATTTGAAATTTGGTTAATATTGTTATTTACATTATTTTTTTCGTTTTGGGAAATTTTTTTTATTTCTTTTTTTTTACAGGTTTCATTTTCAGCTTCTATTTCTTCTGTATTTTCAGAGTTATTATTTTTTATAATTAAACCTTTTACATCTGCAGCGGGATTAGAGGTAAACCCAATTCCAAGAGGATAAACCTCACCAACTACTAACCTAAATACAGGGGTTCCATCTTCTAAAGTTCCATCACCATCAAAAGACGATAGGTATTCACTTAGCTCTTCAATCTGTTTTGAATCGGTTATAATTTCTGCATCTTTCAAATCTTGACTGCCAACAGCAATATGATATTCATTAAAACCAAGTTCCCAACTCGCAGAAATACTGTGATATAATGTATTAGCTTGATCATTAGATTTAACTAAAAGATCGGCAAACTCAGGAAAAGAATTTGAATAGACCAATGCTCCTAATGCAATGTTAAATTTTTCAGAAAAATCATCTGGAATATCTTCCAATATCTTATCAGAGTTATATTCTGAATACCCACTGGAAATAATATGTCCAACCACCTTTCTTTTATTGTGTTCTATATTGGTGGGCTTATGAATGAAAAAATCTTTTATTTGTTTTGCTGTGGAAGTATTAATACCATCCCCATTTTTATTAAAAGAATTTATAACTGCGGCGTTAAATGCAGTTCCTATTAGATCTATGTTTTTTTCAAAATCTATTTCTTCTGGAATTAAAGATTGTAAATTATCAATAGAAGCTTGACTTGTAAAAGAAGAGCCTGACGAGAAAAAATTATTTATTTTTAAATGGTCGGAAAATTTTGTTTTGTATTTAAATTTCATTATCTTCTACAAATTACACCGATTTTTAAAAAAATTATAATCACTATCGAACATTTTTTTTACAAGCTGTTCGAAATTAACCTTACGCTCCCACTTCAATTCATCTTCAGCCCTTTTAGGGTTACCGCATAAAAGTTTAACTTCGGCATGTCTATAAAACATTGGATTTATTGAAACTATCAATTTTCCACTTTTTGTAAGATATCTTTCATCTAAACCTTCTCCTTCTTTCTTATATTGTAATCCAGCGTGGTTCAATGTTGATTCTAAAAATTTTCTTATAGAGTAAGTTTTACCGCTGGCAAGTACGTATTCTTTTGGCTGGTCATTTTTTTGATTTAACATCAACCAAACTCCAGACATAAAATCCACCGAATCAGTCCAGTCTCTTAATGCATCTAGGTTACCTAGTTCTACAGGAGTTGGCTCTTCTCCTTCCTCCAAGTCGTATACATATTTTGCAATGTTTTTGCTTATTTTTCTTGTTACAAATTCTGTGCCTCTTCGGTCGCCTTCGTGGTTAAATAACCAACCTTGAATTGCATATAAATCATAAGATTCTCTATATACCCTTACAATATGCCTAGCCGCACACTTCGACGCTCCATATGGAGATTGAGGTCTCAAGGGGTGATTTTCATCTTGCATATCTTCGATAACGTCCCCAAACTCCTCTGACGACCCAGCGTTGTAAAACCTACATTTAGGAGCGAATAACCTTATTGACTCTAGTATATGAATCACGCTTTCGGCATTATCACTAAATGTCTGAACTGGAAAGTCCCAACTTGACTGAACAAACGATTGTGCGGCAAAATTTATAAAGTAATCTGGTTTTATGTTTTCAACAGCGTTTCTTATACTATAAGGATCACTTAAATCGAAATTAACTAACTCTATTTTAGGGTTGTCTTTAAGGTGTCTTATATTTTTATAGTTCTTAACACTTATCCTTCTGATCCCTCCATATATTTTAACATCATGATTACCAAGTAGATAATCACACATATTACTGCCGTCTTGACCAGTTATCCCTGTAATAAAAACTTTTTTAGGTTCCATTTTGATCTATTTTTTATTTTTTGATTTTTCAGCTTTATTTTCTTCTTCTGCCCGTGACTCCATGAGTATCTCTTCAGAATTCCCGCAGTCTTTGCAGAATAAATCTTTTTCGTTTATTAAACTTGACAGGTCAACAGTAATGTAGTTTTTCATTACATGTTTTGTACACAATAAACTATCGACTGTGATATAATATTGCAGCGGGATAATCCTGAAGCTGGTGTTTTTCACTAATTTCAGCAATGCCCTTTAAACTTTCTAGCTTTTCTAAATTTTCTGGTTGACTTATACATTCTTCCATTTTATTAGCCCAATTATCTTTTTCAGTTGATGCTATCACGGACTCAAGAAGCTTATCAATAATATCGCTTTGAGTTTTACTTATTTTTTTAACTTTATATTTTTCTTTTATTTTTTTTGAAGCTTGAGTTCTCAATTTTTCAATATCATAAATTGTATTTTGTATATTTTTTCTAGAATACAAGTTTGCTGTAGCTCCTGTAGGTCTACCCACTTCTTGTTGGGTCTTTTGTTGGTTTAATTGATTTGTTTTTACATTGATTCTTTGGGTTTTCGCCTGCTCTTTAATTTGCTGCTCTTGAAGACTTCTATCTTCTTCAGCTCCTGCAGCTTCTACCAGTGGAACTCCACCCACCAAGGGGTTGTACATACCTTTTTCTCTGTCTTCGATATATTTTTCTTGAGCTTTTTCTAAATCGTCTGCATGGGGGAACAACCCTGTTCGAATTGCATTCATACCCTGCTCAGGCGTAATAATTCCAATTTCCAATAATCTTGTTATCACCCTTTGAAACTGAACTTCATCCTTGATGTCTATCTCTTGAAATTTAACCGTTGGGTATTTCCTGAAACCCATGCTTTTACATAATATTTTCACCTGAGGCATGATGAAATCATTTACAAATGCATTTCTAGCTTCTTTTAATCTTTCCAAAAATATTTGAGCTTTTATTTGAGTGCTAGAATAATTTTCTTTACCTACTATAATATTTTGCAAACCCTCTCGAATATCTTGGTTGACTATTTCATATTTTTGGGGGCCTAAAATTTTATTAACATCTGGCATTACAAAGTCTGCCTTTGTGGTATAGTCGCTAACCAACACTCTACCAACACTTTCGTTTTGAAACAAACATTGCATGGCAGTTAAACTATGCGGGTTAACTCCTCCTTTATCAGGTTCAGCTCCCATAGTAATTAATAGTACTACATTTTCAATAGTTCTACTAATTGCTTGGTCAATTTTTTTAAGCTCTATTTTCCAATTTAAGTCATCTAAAACTGGAAATCCGAAGGGCACAGCAAAAGGTTCATAGTCTTGTTTTTTATAGAACGAGTATATTAACTTTTCTGGATCTAGAGGCATTAACACTCCAGTTCTATGAAACCCGCCTTCTTTTATTAATTTTTTTGTTTTATCATCTAGTGAATTGAATATATCTTGGTCTTCTTGAGTTGTAGGGTTTTTTAGTCTCTCTAGCTCGTATTCTGACAAAACTTTTTTGTATGCTCCTGATTCAAACGATGTTGCTCTATTTGAAGATATATCATAAGGATTGAGCAATATATATCTTACTGGTATTTTACCAGGGTTTAGATATTTATCGTTTTCAGCTCCATAAACTTTATTTAAATTAACAACGTCGTTTTTATTAAAATTCCCATCGATTCTATATAAAAATATATTTCCAGATCGATAATACTCTCTAAAATACTGATCTTTTAGTTTCCATAAGTTTATTTTTTCAAACCATTTGTATATAAAATTTCTAGTACTTTCACTACCTCCCTCAAGGTATATTTCAGAATTTGAAAACTCAGACATAACATCTATAGCATTTCTGAATATAGGTATATTGGCATATGCTTTTTGGCACAACTCGATACTTTCTCGAATATCCACACCATCAGAGCTTACATTATAAGGTAGCACCCCGTCAGAAATATTTTTATATTTATGAGCTAAATTTTTGATTCCAGCTCTACCCCTAGTTCTCGTAGTGGAAGAGTCAGCATTTCTTAAAGCATCACTGACAACATTGCTAGCGGCGGTAGTCGAGGTAAATTCTGGCCTTGAATTATTGCTGTAACTAGCATTACTGATATAGTAGTTATCGCCACAACTAACAGGTTCTATATTTTTTTCCTCGCCACCTGATCTGGCGCCATCTTTTTTAATATTATTCCAATATTGGGACTTTTTAATGTACTTTCGTTTTGTTTTTTCGCTCATGGCTGTGTATATTAATAGTACACATAAAAGTTAAAAAGTAAAATTAAAGTTACTTTATAAACATTGGGATAAAATTATTAAAAGCTTCTTCTTTTGAATTTTTAATATCATTATAAATCTTAACCATCCAAGACCCTAGAACCAAAGCCGAGTAACAGTCTTTTCTTACCTTACTAGGTCCAGTGGTCTTTTTTAGTGTTAAGGGCAAGTCAAAAGTTTGTGTTCCTTGCGGTGAAGATCTAACTTC